CTTATGGAAGTGCGTTAATTTCTCTTTTGTGCTGTACATATTGTAAAAGTAAAATGGTGAATAACACCCCTCCCGTGAAGGGAGGGGAATAGGTTAGGCTTCAGTTCTTGAGACCTCGACAAGTGTTGTGGTGTCAAGAACACGGAAGGTGATTGATGCACCAGTCTTCGCTGTCCACGTAGCACCCTCCTCGAGAACGAAGGTAGAACCATCAGCAATGGTAGCTGCCTTATCGGTACCAGCACCAACGAGTGTGATGTATCTACCCTTATCGCTCTTACTAAGACCGCTAACCGTAGCAATAGCAGCAGCTGCTGACGTTCCGTTTGGAATCGTGTATGTGTTACTGCCTGCTGTGATAGCTACATCTGTAGCATCCGCATTGATAGAAGTAGCAGCAGTAACAGCTGGGTTGCCAGTGTAAATCAGTGGAAGGTCTACAGAACTGCGCTTAAAGGTCAGAGTGGTGTAACGACCGTCCTTATCGTCCTTCGTCTCTGTGTTAGAGAGGATGATTGGACGCTCGAGTTCGCCTACAATGTACCACTCCTTCTTCTTAATGTGCTTGTAAAGAGCGATAAACTTACCACCGCTGTACTCCTCAATGAAGTTATAAAGGTTTGCACGAGCTCCGCCCATAACCATTACAAGCTGATTTTCGCCTGTGGTAGTGATGTCGCCCTTCTCTGTGGTACCAGTGAAGGTCGGAATGTCGTGTGCCTCGAAGTAATGAGGAATCTCATTCGGTTTCAAAGGAACAGGCGCAACCTCACGATTAGCGTTAGGTTGTGGGAACTCCTTTGTGCGGTCGATTTGGTCGAGCGCAATGAGATAAACGATGTAAGAGATAGCACTACCGTGTGTATCTCTATCAGACACATCGTCGACGTGACCGAGCAATGCCATAGAGGCAAGAGAAACTCCTGAACCAGCAGCAGCACCGAGAGAGTGGTCTATCAAAGCTGCTACGAGCATGAGGATGCCAAAAATCGCAAACGTAGCCATGAACATATTGCGTGACTGACGATTTGCGTAGTTAAATCCTTTCATAGGATTATACGCACGATAGCGTTTCTGAATATTGGGCTTTTTCATTTTTATTTCTATTAATGATAATTGTTGGTTAAAGAAAGGAACTGAAGAGGCAAGCCGTCCCGAGCTTTTAATTCCAATGGCTCTCCTCCCAGTTCCTTAGTCATTCATCTATCGTCCACCTGGTGCGTTAGGCTGCAACTCCTTGTTGATGGTGCGCTTGCCACCGACGCAACGCTCCAACTCACGGAACTTGTTATCAGCACCAAGGATAACCATGATGTAGTCGCCTACAGCTGTAGCGGTGAAGGCAGCCGTGATGCTGTCGAACTTACCAGACTGGGCAATCTTTGGCAACTTAGTTTTGTCACCACACTCGATGCAGTAAGCTACGCCAGCCTTCGCATTCTCGATGTCGGTGATAGTTGTCAGTGTTGTGGTACTGTCGGTGATCTGCCAGAACCCATTGTTACCATCCACCTTATCGGTGATAGTAGTAGCAAAGAGGTTGATGAAGATCTGCTGCCACTCGTAGTTGTTCTTATCCATCTCATCCTTAGTTGAGAAGCGACGACCTGTGAATGAAGCAGAAGTACCCTCTTTCCATGTACTCCAAGCACGGACCTGCTCCATGTTTTCCTGCATCTTCACAGAGAGCATCTCACCTGGTACATACTCAAGGAACTGAATGTTACCTGGTTCGTGTAACATCATGAATGGAGTCTGACCGAGATAAGGCAACCAAATGATGCGCATCGTAGTGTCTGGTACCACGCTCAATGCACCCATAGGTCCAGCGAAGTCTGTGTCCTTACCATAGGTAGAACGAACGTTCTTAATCCACCATGCCTGATGGTTCTTGTTCAAGTAAATGAAGTGGTTGTCGAGATCCATGTCCTCAGTGATTGAAGCACGAACGTCAGCAATGAACTCTTGAACAGAAGCAAGGAAACTTGCCTGTGTATAGGTGCGGTATGTACCATCATCGTGTGGCTTGATGTCGTACTGATGAACATAACGCAGCAAGGTGTAGAGAACACCAGTAGCAGCATTGAGATAGCTACCTGCAACACCCTTATCAGGCTTCACGTAGATACCACGCATACGGCGTTTGTTCTGCTCAACCTGTGCAGCACGGAGGGTATTGAGCAACTGATACTCAATCATAGACCACTTGATAGGGTCAGAGCCTTCCTTGTTGAGATAACCAATGTACTTACGCTCGATTTCTTTCATCGGACCCCATTCCATTTTAATCATAGCGTCGTCAACGTAACCATAGTGGTTCTCAATCTTCATACCGCCCTTGAAAACCTCACCAGTCTGATAAGCCTGAGAAACCTCATCGAAGAAGGCGTTGAAAACGAGTCCACGATCCTGATAGCCGTAAGCGACTGGGAAGAACTGGGTAAGGTCACGTACCTGTAGAACACGTGCGATGAGAGCATCCTGACGAAGTACAACGAACTGATCGCCAAGGCCTGCGTTGTCTACTCCATCGTAGTTCGTAGCGTAAGTTCCCTTTGCAAGTGCAGCTGCATCAAGCATCTTGTTCTGCTGAAGGTACTGATAGCGGTGCTTGAGTGAATTAGCATAATTGCTAACCTCCTTATAGAAGGCAGCACCATCTACCTGTTCGTCAACCTCTGGCAGGGCAGCTGCTGCACGTGGGTTAGCTGCAATCTGATTCCAACGATTCTTCATTGAGAAGAAAGGATGCTCAACACCAAAGAGATAATCAGCTGTGTTAGCGAAACCATTAACACTCAGAGGAATAGTATTCACTGTTTGCGCAGGAACATCAGGTGCAGGGTTTGAACCCATCGCCTGAATATCAGCACGCATACCCTTGATACCATCGAGGATTCCTTCAAGAGTAGCATTACTCTGAGGTGCAGAAGGCTCTGTGCCATTATTGTTAGCTGACGCAGAAGGTTCACCACCATTCAGAACAGCCTGAATGGTGTTCAGCATCTTCTGAAATTCATCCGCCTGCTGAGCTGTCTGCTGAGCAGCTTGTTCGGAAGCAATGTCATCAGTAAGTGTACTCTGGTACTTCTTCTGATACTCTGCAACGATAGAATTGAACTCATCCTGTGACAGACTTTTGTCTTCAAACTTCTGTTTAAATCCAAGAAATTCGATGACACTCATTAGCTTTTCTTTTAAACTCATAAATAACTAAAAATTAAAATGATACATTTATATATTGTAAACGGCAGTTTTAAGTTTCTTAGCCTCAGTATATTCACGACCCATCGTAGCAGTTTCAACGATAGCTTCTACCATCGTCTTGCTACCATCTGTCAGACCGAGTTCCACAGCCTGAGGAGTGTAGAAGGTTTCACCACGCAAGACAGGAGTATCGTCAGGAAGGTCAGCAATTTTACTACGCTGTGAACGAACCTCGCTTAAGAACTGTGCATTCATTGGGTCGAGTATATCTTTCACAAATTGCTCATCCTGACCTTTACGAAGATCATCGAAGACTTTGTTCTTCAAGTCAGACTTAGTTGCTTTTGCTTCTACCTTCTTAATACCGAGCTTCGCAAAGTATTCTTCGAAATCGTAGAAGCTGCACATAGTTCCGATGCAACCTACATAGTCATTCTGTGTCATAGCGTAGATACGCTGACCGTGGCATCCGATGTAATATCCAGCTGAGCAACACATCTGTTCATAGAAGGTGAGGATAGGTTTCTCGCAACTGCGTAGTGTTTCGCTCAAGCGGTCGAGGTACCACGCTTCACCACCTGGTGAATTGATGTGAAGGAAGTGACAAGAGATTTGTGGATTAGCTTCAGCTGCAAGCAGGTCTGATTGCAACTGCTTACTTGAGAAGTAATAATACGAATCAGACATCACGGTACCGAATACACGATGATAAGCAATACTGTTATCAGGCAGTTGCTCATCACTGAACTCATCAGTAAGTGTAATAGGAGCGGTGTTTTCTTGATTCGTTATCTTCTGAATATCCAAGAGAGCAAGATGTGACTCGAGCTGATACCAACTATGGGTGTTAAGGTAAGCAAGCATTTCATCTTTCGTCATGCTGAACGATGAGTTTACCTCAGGTTTATCTGGTGCTTTACCACTGAGCGGAAAGGCTGTTAACATTGCCTGTCGAAATCCGTCAATAGTTATGAATAGAGGCTTCCCTGAGACAAGTAGAGACTGTAATTCTTTCATCAATATTCTTTTTGATGCGAATTTACTATATAATAAGGTGTAGGCAAAAGACCTACAGAAGGGGGTCTGTGAGCATTTTACACTTGATTATGAGGTTTGCGGAGTTCAAATTTGAAGATATCTGAACTCGTGCAGGAATATCTGAAGTTCCGATGTTATGAGTTTTCCTATCAGATGTCTTGATTGTAACGATAGCACTTCTCTCTATTGCGAAGGTCCTGCGAGTTCCTTCGTCGGGTAAGTCTATAACTATTGTTTTATCGCAGTTCCAATAATTACCAGCTTCATTGTCAGTAAGTTGTGGTATATACGTGAAGGTATCGGCAACGAAATCATACACTTTCTTCTTTCCTTCTCTATTTGGATTTACAAGTCTCACTTGTACGGTGTTTAAAAATTCTAACATATCATAAAACATTTGAGTGACAAAAACGATAGTTTGGTATGTATTAAAAAATATTAAATACATGCAACTTTTTGATACTTACGAACCTTCTTGGGTCTAAGTCGGTTTCGGAAGCGGTAGTAATTCTTCAATAATGCATCTGAAGATATAGACTTCAATTGATAGCTACGAATGAAGTCATAGATAACATCGAGGTTTCTCTTCTGTCGACCGAACTCTTCGTTCTCCAACAAAATACGATGGAGTTCGAAATTGAACATCCTTCGTATCTGAGCTTCTATTTCCTTAGCTGCTGCTGGAGATAGGTAATTGTAATAAGCAGGATCTTTCCAAGGGCTGGCGATAACACCAGCCTTACGTTGAGGTAGGTGAATACGGAGGTTGCCATTTACAACATCAGGTTGATTGCTGCGTTGCTTGGTCATATTCTCCCATACGCAGAAGTATAGATCTGTGGTGCTTGGAATCTTGACACCACCAGTAACTGTGTCTTTACAATATTTTGCACTTATATATTCTGCAAGGTACTGTTCAATTTGAATTGTGACAACTCGTTTCGCAGACCATTTTTTTTTCTCCATATCCTTTTTTAGTTTTTAGCCGTCCTACCGTCCTACATTCCTACAAAATTAGACTTAATTAACGCAAAGTTACAGATTATCAATGAGATAACAAAATTTTATCACTCAAAAGTTTTATTATTTCACTCTCTTTTTTCATCCTACAGTCCTACAAAAACACATATTTTGTAGGACGACGAATCCAAAACAGAGAAAAACACGAAAAATCCTATTTCCTACAACGTCCTACAATCCTACAAATAAACAATTAAATCCTATTTCCTATAATAATAATATAACTATTTGATTTATAGGTATATATGTATATTATAGGTTTGAAAAGAAAAACAATTTGTAGGATTGTAGGATTGTAGGACGGTGTTTTTCTGAAAATTTATTTTCAAAAGTCACGTTTTCGAGGTTTCTTCTGAAAATTGGGGGTACGGGGGATTTTTCGCCACCTTCAGTAATAAAGAATGTGATATGGTATATGATATGGTATAT